GGCGCGAACCTGAGTGGCGCGGACCTGAGGTACGCGAACCTGAGGTACGCGAACCTGAGGTACGCGAACCTGATGGACGTGGACCTGAGGGACGTGGACCTGAGTGGCGCGAACCTGAGTGGCGCGAACCTGAGGAGCGCGAAGGGCGTGCATGCCTTCGCTTCCGTTTCTTTCCTCGGGCATGGCGAATGCGGACGGACGCTGGTCGCCATCACCCAGGACAAGAAGAAAGGGCCGGTTTTCATGTGTGGCTGTTTCAACGGAACGGAAACGGAACTCCGGGAGTACATCGCGAAGGGTGAAGAGAAGTACCGGGCATCCCGGACTCTGGCACTCGACACCGTCATCACGCTTTTGAACTGCACAAAGGAAGACTGATATATCCATCATCCAAACCCCATCACCCCACCCCATGACCAAACAGGAAATATTCGATTGGGTCGCGCGGCACCTGATCGAACAAGGGGAGAAAAGTTTGGCCAAACTCTCCGGCGGTCCCAATACCGCTTGCGCGTATCGCGGGGACAACGATATGGCATGCGCCGCCGGATGTCTCATGGTTGACGGATCCGGATTCGTCGAAGGCGTCCGAGTAGAGTGCGCCCGCAATATCACCGCATTGCAAAAGTCCACCGGCCACATGGAAACGCCAATCGGAGGATGGTACGAGATCGAAAAACTCCTTTCGAGATTGCAACGGGTGCATGATGGGTATTGCCCCGAGGAGTGGCCAACACGTCTCCACATCGTCGCCTCCGAGTTCAGCCTGGATCCACAGTTGATTGACACACTCACGAAAATCGCTGCCACGGTCTGATTGAAATCAGTCAGACATTTCACACACTCCACACCAAGGAAACAAACATGAAATACAGTGAACTCAAAGCGGGCGACCATATCCGCCGTGTCGGCGGGCCGGACAACCCCTGCATCTGTCGCGTTGTCACCACCCCACCGACCGACATGCGGTCATGCATTGTCGTCGTGGCCGGCACCGGAGCCGGAGGGTGTGACCTGTATCCCGGAGCGGCTACACAATGTGGAAGCGGGCACGAAGTCGAACTGGTCCCCATGCCGCACACCAAGGAACACCCGTACGTGATCGGGAAGGCGTACCGGACGCGGAGCGGCGAGCGGGCAACATACACATCAAATAATAAACAACATAACAAAAATACATATCCCTTCATATTCACTAAACCTAACAACAAATATTTCTCCATCACCGCGGAGGGGTACTGGTGCGCGCACACGGATCACCGCGACATCATGGGCGAATGGGAAGAGAAGGCGGCCTTCACCCAATGCCCGCCCGCCATCCGTTCCCTCCCCACCGTCACCCTCGACCAGATATTTGAGGTCCTGAAAGAGAAGGGCGCGTGCTGGTACAAGGAACTCGGCCCCGTGAAACTGGTTTACAAGCTGAACCAGATCACACCGAGCGCCGGGAATGCTCCCTTGAACCTCGCCAACCTCAATAATGCCGTGCAAACCGGCCACATTAGTCCCGGTGAAGCGGCGTGGTTGGCGAATGCCCTCGGCGAGAAGATTCTGCCCACCGCCATCAAGGGTGAAATGGGGGCAAAATGCATGTGGGGCACCACGGTGCTCCTCGAAGTCATCAACAACTGGGTGAAGCCCCAGCGGACATTGCGCGACTACCCACCCGGAACTCGGTTCATGTATCGCGGCCACCCGCATGTCATCGTCGACGGAAGTGGGTACACTCTCCCTTCCCCGTCCAACAACGTCCTCGTCATCAACCTGTCCGACGGGAAGTTGAACCGTATTCTCCCGCCCACGGATCAGATTTCGAATATCGTAGATCCTAAGTGAACATGCTCGAATACCTCACCCCCATCCTCGTCCTCGTCCTCGTCCTCTCCACCGTCTGGTACACCATCAACAAAGGAACCAAATGATCCCCGCCGAACAGACCAACATCACGCCTCCGCCCGACCACTCCACCTGCACGACGCAGCTCATCAACGCACACAATCGCGCGGCACACCGGATCAACACCGAACGGCAGCAACGCCGGCAGCGGATGAAGCGTCGCCTGAAGAACATCGCCAAGCGTCTCGACACCTACATTCGGAAGGTGGTCCTCCGCGCGCCGGAAGGTGACGTACGCGAAGCTGAATACGCGCGTGTCGTCGAACAGCGGGACCAGTTTCTCCGCATGAGTGAAGGGATGAAGGCGTGATCGATATGCGCCGCTTCAGTGATGTCGCCGACGCGGAGCTGGAGCTGTTGCGCGCCCAATCGGCGTACGGACGGGCCAAGGCGGTGTTCCAAGCCACCATCTTCCGCACGTTCAAGGCGGTGTGCCCGGTCCGGGCTGGCGCTCGGATCAGCTTCCGCGATGAAATAGGCCGCGCCGTCGTCCTTCAATCCGGATCGCGGATAGGCCTGTACATCGACTGCCACCGGGTTCGCACAGCCATCGACGAAAGCGATTTCCGCCTCGTCAAAGTCCTCAAAACCCCAAGGAAGAACAAGTGATCTCCTCCCTCGCCCTCGCCACCATCGTCTCCTGCACCGCGGCCGTCGGTGCAGGAGAGGGTCCAACCACCCGCACGCTTCTACGCGTGTTCGAAGGGTATTCATCCACGCCATACAAGGATACGCGCGGCAACGTCACGATCGGGTACGGGCACAAGCTCCCTCCTTCCCCCTCCGCACTCGACCACCCCGAGATCACTCTCGCGCAAGCAGAAGAGTTCCTGGACGTCGACCTGGACGTCGCTCGCGCCGGAGCCATGAACGTTTTCGGGACGGGCGGGGTGTGGGGCCAGCTCAAGCCTTCCGCCCGCGTGGTGCTCACCGTCATGGTGTTCCAGGTCGGCGCCGCCGGCGCCTCGAAGTTCCTCCGTCTCAAGAAGTGTCTGCAACGTCTCGACTACATCGGCGCCGCCAGTGAAATGGTCGACAGTCGTTGGTGCCTGCAAACCCCCGGCCGCGTGCGCAGTCTCGCGGCCCTCATGTGTGAAGGAGAATGACGTGGGAAATTCAAACGTAGGCGTGTGGATTATGATCCTCTCGCTGTATATCTGTACTCTTATCGACGGCGGTCGCATTGCCGAACTCCGCGCCCGTATCGCGAAACTCGAAGCGGTCGCGCCCCATTTGGAAGTTGGGGTGAAGCCATGAACGACACCGGAAATTTCGGCACTGGACTAGCTGTGGCCAGTATGGTCTGGATATTCTTGTTCCTGATCGCCTTACCGATCCTCGGCAACGGACAGACCAGAGTGTGGCGGGAAGACGCCGTCGCACACGGCGCCGCGGAATGGGTCCTCGACACAAAGACCGGGACCACCACGTGGCGGTGGAAGAAACCGGAAGTCGAGGTGAAGCCATGAAGGAATGTGAATGGTGTAACGGAACCGGCCGGGTCGAGGACACGGAGAAGACCGTCGACACCCGTCTCGTCACCGTCGAATGCGATGTCTGTGACGGCGCCGGCGAAGTCGACGACGGAGACGAATGCCCCGAGTGCGACGGCATCGGCGAAGACGAGGACGGGGATACGTGCGAAGAATGCCTCGGTACCGGGTGGCTTTGACCCTGCATTCCACTCCACTAAAGGAAAAGCGTCATGCGTTTTGCAGGGCCGTCCCAGTGGATGTGAAACCGGGATAGGATGTCGCGGCCGAGAAGAAGTGTGAAACCCTGGTTTTCCAGCTCGGCTTCGAGCAACGGGACGCCAGGGATTTTGCATTCAAAGCGGTCGGCAACTAACACCAGGGTTGCCCTCCGCACCATCACGGACTTCGGTTCCGGCCCGGTCGACGGCGTCACAACATCGGCCCGACTAACATGTTCCAAGCCGAGCATGTCGGCCTGTTCGCGGTCGATGGAACTCCGCTCGGCGCCGGTGTCGACCAGAGCGCGAAGGATTTCGGTGCGACTCGGGGCAACAACTCGAACATCGAGAAGCGCACCGCGAGTCGGATGGATGGGGAGGAGTAGGTTTGGCATGGGAAATGCATACGCACTTTCTGTTCCAGAAAGGAATACCATGCCAACCGATCCCGAGATCGAATATCGTGAGCGCGGTGAACCGGCCCCCGGCCCTGAACTCGGTGTTCAGGAATTCCGGACGCCGGCATCCCAGAATCCCAACCGAACCAGCACTGGTCGATTCACGTCGAACGAACAGGGCGGGGGCGGCGGTGGGAACCAAGGAGGAGGCGGCGGTGGAAGTCGAGGCGGATCATCCGCTTCGAACAACTCCCAGTCGTCACGCGCGTTTCAACCCGGATTCCAGTCTCCACCCCAATCACAGTCCGAAACCTCAAACAAAGAAAGCGAGTCACCCATGCTCTGCCCCCCGGCCTTCTCCTACTCCATCACCCCGTACGGCGCTCCCTACGCTGGTTTCGGCGCCCCCGTCGCGCCGGCTGCTCCCGTCACTGTCGTGACTTCAGACGGCCATCGCGGCCACGAGTCGCAGCTGAACACCCTCAGCGACATCGCGGTCGGCAATCTGCGCGAGAGCGCCGCCAGCGGTCGGTTCGCTGGCGTCACCAACCAGATCGAGAGCATCGGCAACCGCATGGACGCGAATGCCGCGGCCAACCGCGACATGCAGCTGGTGCGGGAGTTCACCACGGTGCAGAAGGGTCAGGGCGACCTGGAGAACCGTCTGCTCACCGCGATCAAGGATGAATCGATCCGCACCCGCGATCTGTTCACCGAGCAGCGCATCCGCGATCTGGAAGGTCGGCTCTCGAACGTGCAGGAAGCGCGTCGCGATGATCGGCTCATGGAAGTCCTGGTCGCCATCAGCAAGAAGGTCGGCACGTGAACCCCGCGGGGAACTGAATACCGACAAGACACCCGGGGTTATTCCCCGGGTTTCTTTTTGCGTCGCGCGATTTCACCATCTAGGAAGTCGGCGAGCCGATCGAAGGCCGCATCATGGTCTTCGGCCATAGCACCCAAAAGCACGTAGCCGTTCTCGTCTTCGACGCAGCAGGCCGGTCGGCCATTGCGCACCGTCCGGAGCACGGTCAACGAGTAGTCATACCAGAACGCGGGACTCACGGCTGTTTCTTTTTACGTATTGACATCAGCAGAGTCCGGGCGGTCGGGCTGTCACCTTCGAACGCCTTGTAGAAGACCGCGGCCTCATAGAGCGGCGCCAGCTCGCCGGGCATGGAAGCCCAGACCGGCGCTTTCTTCTCCAGGCTTTCTTGGATCTCGCGCGCGTAAAAGGTCTTCAGCGCGTCCGACGCCGCACGCGCGACCGCGATGTTCGAGACGCGCAGCGATGAGCCCGAGGTGTACGACAAGATGGTGGCGAGCATGCGTCCGGGCTGGCCGGTATGATCCAGGCGCAAGCGAAGCAGTTCCCCCACCGTCACGGTCGGCACGCCATGCGCGCTCTTGCCCGCGGTTTTGATCGAGGCGACGATAGCCTCGACCGATTCTTCGCTGACGCCATGCCAGATCGCCGGCCACGGCAGCCGGATGTTCTTCCCGGTCTCAGCCGAAGCGGACAAGCCGCTCGCATCGGCGGCCAGCTGATGCTGCGCAAGGCTCTCGTTCATGTCTTCCGCGATCGTGTCCAGTGCGCGGCACGTCGTCTCCACATCCAGGCCAGGGTTGCGCGCCATCATCAGGCGGGCGGCCATTGCGCGGTGAGCGGTGAAGCGCCACGACCCTTTCGCCGCCGGCAGGTTCATGTCATTCTCGGCGGCCTCGGCGAGGTAATACCGTTCCGCACAGCCGATTGCGGCAAGGCGCAGGCGCAAACCCACCGCCCCGCTCATAATCAGGCGCATCACGTCGACGCGCGCACGCTGCGCATCGCCACATGGCCCAAGGAATAGGACTAAGCTCCGGTTCATCAAGTCCGGCGCGAGATCCAGGCACTTGCTGTTGATGGCGATGGAATGCCCGAGGGACACGTTCCCGTCGCCATTCTCGTGCGCCATGCCGCTCGTCACCTCGCCGCCGGTGCACAGAGACTGGAGGTTGTCACGGCTCAGGATGTGGGATTTGGTGGACGGAATCTGGAACTCGTCAAGCGCGACCGTGCCCCACTGCCGGATCACCGCCGCAATGGACCGGGAATCGGGCGCGCTGTTCGAATCCGGGGCCGTCCGCGGCCGGGGGATGTCACCCACCATGCCGGTCGACAGGGCGCGCGTGAGCAAGCCCTTGCCCTGGTTGGTCGAGGCTTCAGCGGTCGGATCGTCGGGCAGGATCAGAAGGAGGGGGAATTCGTTGTCGAGCGCACCAATCATCCGACGGACGACGGACGCGGCCAGGACGGCGTCGATCAGGGCGAAGTACGCCTCGCGGTCCATCGAGCCGGCCGGCGGCACGATCCAGTGCGGGAACCACTCCATCAGCATCGCGGCCGGGCTGCCCTCCTGATACGTCCGGGGCAACATGGCTTCGAACCGGTTCCGTTTCTGCTGCGCGGCACCGATGCTGGCGCCGACCAGATTCCACGACCAGTCCATCACGTCCTCGTCATCCCCTTCGACAGGCCGGATCTTGCCACCGCGGGCTTCCCAGACGCCGTCCAGGCGCAGATCGTGGCGCAGGAACGACGCAGAGCGCGCTGCGCAGGCCGTGGTGGACCAATCGCCGCGCAGGATCGTCCCTGGCAGGCCGCCGAGAGCCTTGCGCTCGATGAAGTCGTCCAGACGCAGGCGGGCCAGGGCGTGGTTCACGGCCGCTTGCTTGCCACCCTTGCCCAGCGCCGCCAGCATCTGATGGATGGCGGACAGGCTGGTCTTCCACTGTGCCGGGCACAGGGAGCCGCGGCCCGGCGAGTCGATCGAGTCGATGGTCCCGCGGTAGGCGATGACCAGGGCGTTTCCATCTCGCCGGCAGTGCTTGGTGACGTGCATCCAGCCAATGGCCTGCATCCAGTCGTGCCAGCCATCGACCTCGGGCACCGAATAGAAGTCCGCCCAGCCCAGCGTCACCGGCCAGCCGCACGTTTTGTGTGCAATACTGAGGTCTTCGAGCCAGGACTGGCGAGACTGATCCGGATCGAACGGGCAGGTGGAATAGAGGACACAGATGTCCCGCGCCAGGACCTGCCAGTTCTCCCACCCGGCGCCGGAGAAGAAGCAGCGCGCGCGGCTGAAGACAAACGAATCGATGTCGTTCCGGTCGCTAATGTCGGTGGGCATGCTCAGCCACTGCGGAGCGTGCCGGGCCATCATGCGGTACGCTTGGAGCACGCCGGGGGCATCGCCCCACGACAGATCGCAGGCGCGGCGCAGACCTTCCCGCGCGCCTTCCGGGCAGTTGATGCCGCACCATCCATGCTTGTCTTCCGGCAACCAGAGCGGCGCCGTCACGTTGTTGGCCGCGGCCAGTTCCTTGTCTTCCGCGTCGACCTGCGCGCAGAACGCATCCCACTCGGTGCCTTCAGCAACCGGCTTGCCCATGCGGCGCGCGTAATGTTCGAGGAAAGTGGTGTAGGTGTCGGGGGCGCCTGCGAACTTCGAGATGTTCGCGGCAAAAAGATCGGCGGGGGTCATTGGTCTTCCGTCTTGCGGATGTTGGTCTTGGCGTCGCGCCGTTCATGTCGATGGGTGCAGCGTTTTGCGGCTTTCCCCGGGCAGGCAAGTCTCCCGGGCCTCCGCCCCCAATATTCGTATCCGGGACCTTTAGCACCTTTTTGTGTCCGACTCATTTTGACTCCGGAAGGGAATAGATGCGACCGACGCGGACAGCACCAAGACTTTTCAGCGCCGCGCGCAGATCTGTCTCATACGCTGGTGGCCGGATCGCGACCTGCAGCTGGTGGAAAGTGTGTGGTGACTTGAGAAGGCACGTGCGGACCAGGACGGCGAGTTCAGCAGTGCGCTTCTCGGTCTCCGTCTTCTCGACCCGGCCCCGACCTTTGCGGAACTCGCGCGCATGGCCGGGCAGAACATCCCGCCACGACTTTTGGGCTTTGGCGATCCAGTGCGTCATTAGACCAGCGTCCGGAAGGGGTCGCTAACCTCGTGGCCTTCATCAGCCATCAGCACCTGTGTGTCGAACCAGTCCCGGCCCACCAGCTGGCGGAGCGACAGGATTTCGCGCGCTTCCATCTTCGACAGGATGGCCGCCGGTCCATGCTCCGTAAACTGGCACAGGACCAGCACGCGTATATCCGCGCGGTCAGCGCGCAGCGTGCGTGCAAGGTGATAGGCTTCAGCCCACACCAGATTCGCCCACCAGTCTCGGATCGTCTTCCACATGGCTGTCTCCTTACGTCTACGCACAACCCTACAGCACCAGTCCTATCTTGCAAGATGCAGTACGCCTGTTAGTGTTCAGCCCATATGCCGGTACTGACCATCGATTTCGAAACCCACCGCACCGAAGAGATCAGCTTGTCGAAGATGACTCTTCGCAACTATCTCAAAGCCGCGCCGATCATCGGTGTTTCGGCACAGGAAGACGGAGGACAAGCGTTCTGGATCCCAGCGGCGGATCCGGCGTTCATGGAGTGGGTCGAGGACGTGCGCGCCATCGCTGAAGATGACGCGTGGGTGATCCAAGGGCACAATGGCGCCGGGTTCGACGCGCGCGTGCTCCGGTTCGGACGCATCGCACTCGACCGTGAACCTCTCAACCTGCCCTGGCCCCTGCGCGTGCATGACTCGATGGAGCTGGCAATGGCGGCATGGCCCTGCCAACCGGGCGGGTACGGCCTGAAGAATCTCAGCGAATGGCTGCATTTGCCGCCGAAACTCTCGCTGGAAGACGCAGAGAAAGGCCGGATCAGCTGGGAAGAATACTGCACGCGCGACTGCTCGAATAGCTACGAGATCTACCGGCGGGCCGTCGCCCGGCTGTCGCCTGACGAACTCTTCACCAGCGAACTCGCGAACCGCGTCCGCGGTATGCACTTCGAAGTCAGCGCCGAGCAAGTCAAGAAGTCTTTCGAAGAGTTTCGCAACGTGACGAATGAAGCGGTACGCTCCGTGTTCGAGCACGTGAACGCCGACGGCGATCTCACCCTCGGCGCCGATGCGGAAGCCGTCTTCGGTCTGGAAGGCGACGAAGTCCGGTCCGTGAAGGCGGCGGCGCTGAAGCGGATCCTGCTGGAACGGTTGGGCTTCGACACGCACACGACCAGCATGAAGAAGATCAACCCGACCAAGCTGGCCCATGCACCGGAGGTCGCGCAGATCCTGAAGGCCACCGGCCAAGCGAACCGCGGCCTGTTCTACCGCCGGCGTGCCCGCGATCTGGCCGGCGTGGCGCAGCTCGACATGGAACTCGGATACGCCCGCGCAACCAACACCCTTCGGTATTCGTCGCCAACCACCGGCCGCGGCGCGAACCTCCACAACCTCGCCAAACGCGACGTGACGGTAGCCAAGCCCCTGCGCCAGATGCTGACGTTGCCGGATGACCAGTGCTTTGTGTGCGCTGACGCGAGCAACGTGGAATACCGCGTGGAGGGGTTGCTCACCGGGTGTCAGTACGTCCGCGAACTGTTCGAGAACAACATCAATGCGGACCCCTACGCCGCATTCGCGTACCAAGCCTTCGGCGTGAAGGTTGAGAAGAAGGGGCCGACGGCTCCGCTCCGGCAGCTGGCGAAGAACGCAGTGCTCGGCCTCGGCTACAAGATGGGTCTGGTGCGGTGGATGGAGGAGATGAACAAGACGCTGGCCGACCCGACCGCCGGCGTCTCCCTGGCGGATGTCGCGCGCATCTGCGCCGACAAGAAGTGGGGACCGCCAACCAAGGCGTATGTGAAGGGCGCGCAGACGCGCACCAACTCCCCGTGGGAGATCGCCGCGGTCGCCGTCGCCACGCGCGAAGCCTTCCACCTCGCCCACCATGAGTTTTTCACCACCGCCCTGTGGCTCGAACGGACCGTTGCGAAGATCGCCGGTGCCGTGGATCCGGAGCAGATCATCGACGCGTGCTACGAACTGGATGGCGCACCGAACCGCGACCTGATCGACCTCTCCGTCGACACCGATCTGGAGTACCCGTCCGTCCGCGTGCGCCTGCTGAACTGGAGCATGCCGACCGTCACGTGGCGCCATCTTTCCGTCTCCCATCCGGGCGTGGACGGACTGGGTGCCGTCACCGCGAACAAAGGCCCTCGCCGCGTCTACCAATCGATCTTCATCGAGAACGTGACCCAGAGCGGCGCGCGCAACCCGATGGTGAAAGCCAAGCACGAACTGGTCAAGCGCGGCTGGCCGGTGATTATGAGTGTGCACGACGAATTGAAGCTCATCGTCCCACGCGAGCGGAACGCCGTTCTGAAAGCACGAGACGATCTCGCGAACGTGATGGGACCGGCGCTCGGGTACAAGTGGGCGTTTTATGCAAAGAAAGCCGACATCAGCATTTCCCGCAGTATGTACGAGGACGAAGACGACAGCAAACTCCGCTGGCCCAAGATCGAAGCCGGCGATCCAGATATGTTCTTGCATTTGCCGTGACCGCTGATATACATCCGATATAAGGAGACATAACCATGTCTTATGAAATCGAAACCAATGTCCCGCTGCCCTCGGGCCGCCTTGTCGTGAAGTACCCCTTCGCGACCATGGAGTTCGGGGACAGCTTCCTCATCCCATGCGACGAAGCCTCCATGAAGAACGTGCAAGCCGCCGTTCTCGTCGCGTCCTCGGCCTTCCGCAAGAAGAACCCCGATCTCGCCGACTGGAAATTCTGGACCCGGCGTGTCACCGACGGTGTCCGCGTGTGGAGGGCCAAGTGAGTACCCTCCTCTGTCGAAACGTCGCCATCAAAGGCCAACACTTCCTCCCACCTGATGAGAAGGCGACGGTCGGCGCGATCATCGCGGACAACGACAACCCAGTCACCGTCGATCTCGTCCTCGAACCCGAGAACGAATTCGATCCGCTCGCCGTCCGCGGTGAGATCGGCGGCCGGAAGATCGGGTTCCTCGCCGCGGAGGTCTCACCTCTCGTGGTGTGGCTGATGCGCGAAGGCGTGAACGTCCAGTTCATCGCGTCCGAGAAGAACAAGACCGGAAACTTCATCGGGAAGCTGGTGATGCCATGACCATCTACTGCAAGGTCTTCAAGCTCGATTTCTCCAACGGACTCGTCCGGTACGAGGCGCGGACCTATTGGCCCCACCCGAAGTTTTGTCTCGACCGGAAATATCTCGACAAGCGCGGCGCCGCGTTTTCGTTTCAGATGTTCGGAGACTTCTTCGCCAATGAAGAGTCAGCGATCCGCGCGTGTGAAGAATACGCACGGAGACAGCTGACACCGCGTCTTAGCATCGCGAGAACCACCGAAGTCCAGAGTCTCCGCTACGTCACTGCGCCCCCCGCACCGCCGGCTGGTTCGGCATGAACCACCGGCCGTCCTATCGAATCGGGGTCTTCCCCGGATGCGAAGGTGCACCCATGCAGGCCGTCGCGTCCGCCGACCGGAGGCATTGCGCCTTCGTCTCGGCGGTCGCGGCCCTCATGCTTGGCAGTCGGCTGCAGGGTACGCTCTACAGTGCCGACGACGCCACGGTGGACGCGTACATCGTCGACGCGTGCCGGGAGTTCAACCTACCCGAGTACCGGGTCGGGATCTGGGCGCGCTCCGTCGCTCATCTGGAAGCCGTCCCTCCCCTCCCCTTCTCCTCGTTCGCCGGTCTGACGTTCCACGAGTTCCAGCTCGGCGCGATCCAGACTCTCACGCCGGCGGGCGGTGCCCTCGGCCTTTTCTGCGGGGCCGGCAAGACCGTCACCGGCGCCGCCGCCGCGGTGCACCTCAAGACCGCGTTCCACTACGCCCCTCGTCTCTGGATCGGCTGCCCCTTAAACGCAATCCCAGCTTGGGAGCGTATGCGGCCCCACCTCGAACCCTATTTCTCTGAAATCCGCGTGTTTTCCGTGGATTCGGCGCACAAGTATGCCGCCGGCCTGTCACATTCCGGAGGCGTTCTGATCCTCGACGAGCTGCATCTGCTCGGCGGACGCGAAACCCGCCGGACGAAAGCCTGCCACCTCCTCCGCGCGAAATTCGACGCCTGCATCGGCTTGACCGGCACCCTGGTCCACTCCGGCGTCGAGGCCACGCTGTCCTATGCCGACCTCTGCGTCCCCGGCGCCGCCCTCTTCGCGAACCGGTGGAGCGCCGGCGACCACTTCAAGTGCCTCGTCAAGAAGAAACTCGGCCCCCGGACGGTGACCGCGCTGGAGAAGCCCACCGGCGAACACCGCGTCCGCTTCCTCGAATGGCTCGCCCGGTGGTGCTACATGCTGCGCCCGACCTCCCCCGAGGTGCAGGCATGCCTCGCGATCCCGGAACAGGCCCTGCACGAGATCCGTCTGGTCGAGCCCTGGCGCGACACCCTGCACGAGGTCGCCGAGATCGCGAACCGGATCCTGAAGGAGACCGGCGAGCTGCCCCACGCGCAGGCCGTCATGCACGAGCTGGCCCGGTCCGGGATCGACGAGAAAGTCGACTACCTGCTGGAGAATCTGGACCCCGAGGAACAGGTGGCGATCGCCGCGTTCTACCGCGAGTCTCTGGACGCGATGGAAGAAGGGCTGAAGAAAGCCGGCATCAGTTACACCCGCGTCGACGGCGACGTGACCGGCGCCGACCGCGCGGAATGCGAACGGAAGTTCCAGAGCGGCGAAGTCCGCGCGTTCCTCGGGCAGATGCACGCGGCGTCCGTCTCCATGAACCTGCAGTGCGCCGATCTGTCCTTCACCCTGGATCTGAGCTGGTCCACCATCGACTACGAACAATGGCTGTTCCGCACGCGGCGCCAGGGGAAGGGCGAAGGTAGGAGTTGCAATCACTTCGACCTTGTATCAAATAAGTTCCAGCGCGCTGTCCTCAACCGCGTCCAGATGGGCATGGATTTCAGCGCCGAATGCTCCGAGTACCAGGAAGTCAAAAGATCCCTATTGACTTCTCCTCAATCTGATATACAAACGCTATACCAAGGAAACGAACCATGATCTCGAACCTCCCCCGCCAGAACTTCTCCTACCTCGAACGCCTCCGCGATCTGGTCGCCTTCTCGGAAGGTGAAGCCGCGAAGGAAGCGAACGTCGGATACGAAGACTTCGCCGACAGTTTCTACGCCGCGCGTCAGGCTCGGATGGACGAAACCGCCCGTGCGGTTCTCGCCAACCTGTGGTGCACCCACCGCCCCGTGGTGATCGACGCCACGGCGAACGAAGTTCTCCGCCAGCTCGCCTGCGAGTCCTGGCAGATCGCCCTCGCGCTGGAACAGACCCGTATCGGGTACGATGACGCGGCCATGCAGGGGAAGCGCCGGGACGCGGAAGCCGCCGAGAAGGCGAAGACGGATGAGGTACACAATGTCGACTAACGCCGTCATCCTCCCCGAGCCGTCCGCCATCTTGCCGAAACTCCTTTCGGACCGAGACCTCCTGCTCGCGCACATCGACACGTTGTCTGGCGCAGATTCGGTCGAAGGGGTGAACGCGCTGAACGTGGCACTCACCCGCGCGGCGACCCTGGTGAATCAGGTCGAAGCGTACCGGAAGGCGTACACCGCGCCGCTCGACGCGTTCAAGAAGCTGTGCATGAGACAGCAGGAAGAAGCCCTCGCGCCTCTGGAGGAGGCGGTGTCGGCGATCAAACAGGAGTTGTCGACCTACGCCACGCGCGTGAAGGAAGATCTGCGCAAGCGCGAAGAGATCCGGCAGGTCGCGGAACAGACGAAGACGGTGGCGACGGTTGGCTCGCGCCACGTCACTCCGGCCCTGGTCCCGATGGCTCCGGCGCCGGAAGTGGCGAAGGTGCACACGCGGAAGGTCGCGCGACTGGTCGTGACGGACATGTCGATGATCCCGCCCATCTACTTCGAGTTGAACGAAGCAAAACTTCTCGCCTTCCTGCGCGAGTCGCCGGTCAACGCTGTTCTCGGCGCGCACTATGTGATGGACGACGTGGTCGTCACTGGAAGGGCGTCATGAAAACCCGGAGACGCGCGTATCGGGTAGTGCGTGTCACCACCGTTATTGAAGTGTGCTATGTGGGGATGCCCACCCGAAAGCTAGCCGAACAGTGGGCGAAGCCATCCGACGCGGTAGAGTGCACAGAGTATACGACTGGGTGGAAGGCCGATCTCAAGCCCCTGAAGGACAGCGTATGACTGCGCGCCAGAAATCTCCGTGGATCCAGGTGGGCGCGGCCGGCAAGCGCGTCGCGCTTCCCAACCTCGGCGCCATCGACTTCTCGCACATCGAACTTGAAGACCTGATCCCGGCGCTCTCGCGCCAGTGCCGGTTCAACGGTCACTGCGCGATCTTCTACTCGGTCCTCGAACACTGCTGTCTGGTCTCGGCGCTCGCTCCCGTCGGCTTCAAGCGCGAAGCCCTGCTCCACGATCTCGCCGAATCGATCACCGGCGATGTCATCACGCCCTTGAAGCGTGCGGGCGGGAAGGGTCCGGTCATGGCGCGGATCGAGACGGCGCTCGCGCGTCGGTTCGCCTTCCAGTGGCCGTCATCTCGTGAAGTCCACCGCGCGGACAGCTACGCTCTCCGCATCGAATACCAGCATCTCCTCCCGCACACCGAACCGTGGGAGGGGATGGATCTCACTCTTCCGCCGTCCATTCCAGCGATCATGGGGAGTTACCTCGGCCACAACTCCCAACAGGCGGAAACGCTGTGGTGGGACATGTGGGCCGACGCCTTGGTGGACGGATGACACACCCTCCCTTCCACCGGTGCTGGCGATGCAGCACGACACTTGACAAGGGAGTCGTGTACTATACAAGTGATAGCAATTCACCCTGTTGCTGGATCTGCGCTCTCAAGATCTGTTTCTCCAAACCATCCACCCCGCCGGCTCCGGCCGGCTTTCAAGAAAGCGAATAAATCATGGGCTTCATGGACAAATACAAGAACAAGGCTCCCGCCACCGCGGAAGTCAACACCACTCCGGCTCCGGCGCCCGCCCCCAAGGCTGCACCGGCCCCGGTCCCTGTCACTCCTCCCAAGGCGAAAGTAACTCCCCCTCCCGTTCCCAAGGTCGTCGAAGTCGAGGCTGAAGTCGTGGTCGTCACTGATGTCCCGGAGACTCCGGGCGAAACCTTCGCTCTCTCCGTCTTCGGTGGTGCGGACGACGGTTCGGGCGACGTGCTGAACGCGCTCATCAGTCAGCAGCAGGCGTCGCGCACGTTCAGCCCGGGCGGCGCCTTCCCCTTCATCAGTCAGACCAAGGGCAACGCCGGCGGCGGCCTCTGCGCCGACCCGAAGATCACCGAAGACATCCTCGAACTGCTGCCACAGGGCAAGGGCGCTTTCACCGCGGTGTTCATCGGTCACCGTCTCGTCGGCGCCGGCTGGCCCGAAGGTCTGAACGGCGAGGCTTCGCCGCAGGACAAGGCGAAGACCAAGCCGGTGTTCAAGGTCGTCGCGGCATCGAATGACGCCACGCTCTGCGCCCTGGTGCGCAAGGCCGGCGAAGTGTACCAGTTCACCAAGGGTACGCTGAAGGGGAAATTCGACGGCATCGGCCACTTCCGGTCCGGCGTCGAACTGCTCTTCTTCCGCAAGGGTGTCGTGTTCGTGGTCGCGGTGCCGCAGCACTACTCCAGCCTGGAGAAGACCCTGGCGTCACTCGCCGCGGCCTTCCCCAACGGTCGGTACGGCGCGTTCCCCTGCAAGGTGACGCCGTTCTCCGAGCCTCAGCCGGGTGCCGTCCCCTGGACTGCGCACTCCCTGAAGTTCGCTGTCGCGATCGACGAGAAGGGCGCAGAGACCTTCAACGAATTCAAGGCGTTCGCCGCCGAAGTCGGCCAGGACGCGGAGTTCCAGGCGGCCTTCGCCGCATGGAAGGCCAGCGAATGCGATGATGACGCGGTCGCGCGTCTGACTCAGATCGGTTCCATGGGGCGGTGACGCTCCTCCCCGGCCCCGAAAGGGGTCGGGTCTTGTTGGGGGATAGACTAATCGGTAAGTAGCCGGTCTGTTACACCGGAAATCTAGGTTCGAATCCTAGTCCCCCAGCCACTCCCTTTTCACTCCTCCACTCCACACAGGAAAACAACATGAAACCGGGAACACTATAATGGGCCGCACGCAAGCAACCTCGTGGAGGCCGCGCGCCTCGTCCTTGGGCGCGTACGCTCTCTGCTCACAGCGCGCCGCGTTCGACCGCGGCGTGTCGGAGGGCATGCTGGATCCGAAGATCCGGTCGGACCACTTCTCGCCGTACGCGGCGCTCGGCACGGTGGAACACTTCCACCTGCAGGACGGTCTGCGGTGCACGTTCCCGTCACGGGACAAGGCGTGGATCGCGCGGCACCAGGGTGAAATCCGCCAGATCGCCATCGACTACTTCGGTGGCGATATGGGGGCGACCGTCTCGGCGTTCGCCCACGGAGACCCGCTGGCGTTCGCGCCGACCAAGGCGGAGATCGCGTCGGCCCAGTCCCTGTTCGACAGTAATGACACTATGATGGGCATCGTGCGCGACACCGTTCGCGCGGCTGCCGACCAGATGCCGAAGTTGGCGGACGGCGCGACGTGGCTGGCGGAACCATTTGTCGACACGTCGAAGGATCTGGCGCCGGGGCACATCGACTTCCTCGCGTCTGACAACTCGTGGATCGTCGACCTGAAGACCACCAGCCGGAAGCCCGCCGGCGGCAAGGTGAAGACCGAAGCGTTCTGGCAGATGTGCGACTACCACCTGAATACGTTGGCACCGAAGGGCCGCGTGTTGTATGTCGACTCGAAGGGCGGCGAATGGACGCTGTCCGTCGACATCGACTTCACCTCGGAGATCGTGCAGGACTTCCTGCCGAACATCCCGAAGCTGGTGAAGAGCCTGCGGTCCAAGCATCTGTATGAGACGGCGTTTCCGCAGCTGCTGAATCAGCAGTGTTCGGACAGCTTCTGCCCGTACGTTTCCATCTGCCGAGACGCGCTCATCCCACGCGGGAATGACAAGGGTGTCGGCGGTCACGTGCCGAGCGGGGAGGTGAGTCTTGGCTAAAAAGAAGGTCCTCTACACCGTCAACCTACGCATCATCGACGTAGCGGGCGGTAAGATCCGGATCGAGACGGAAACGACTCCGGAGATCGCAGACAGAGCCGCCGGCATTTCGCCGGCGGTGGATCTGGCCATGTGGTTACAACAGCTTGTCATCGCACGACTGAAGGGGAAAGCCCATGGGTAAGAACACCCGATTGAAAGTGCAGAACGTCGTTCTGATACTGCGCGTCCCGAAAACCCTGCGCGACGCCATGAGGAAACTCGCCGTCGCACAAATGACCAGTGTCTCCACGGTCGCGCGTCAGGCACTGACGAAGGCGGTGAAAGATGGATGACTACTCCGACGCCGACATCGAGCGCGCAGCGGCCGCTGCGTGGGATCTTACAGCATCGATCAAATGGGCCGACCCCCTCATGAAACCCGAGTGGAAACCGTTTTATATCGCACAGATGCGCGCGGCATTGGCGGTGTTACATGGGTGAAATCATCGCCGTCGACATCGACCTCCGCAAAATCACCGCCGTGTCTTCCACCCGCGGCGTGCTCGCGAACAAGGTGAACCCCGAGAAGGCCCCCTGTCTTCCGGCACCCGATACCGACGCCACACTCCTGGTCGAGATCGCGGGCCCAGTTCTGCATCACGACGAGTCCCATTCGTACCGCCGGTGGATGATCTACAACGTCGCGGTCGCGTCCGGAATCGCCGCGCGATACAACACCGTTCTGGTCGCGCCGTCCACGGCGTGGACGAACGGGTACAACGAAGAATACCGCCAAGCGGTCGCCGGCATCCTGCCGAAGGGCAAGAATGCGAAGGGCGACCTGATGTACGATGAATGCCATGACGTCCGCGAGTGTCGCGCGATGATCTATTTCTATCTTGCGTCGCCCAAGAAATGGGTGCCGCTCACCAAGTACCTCGAAGGACTCTAACATGCAGCTCATTGCTCTCTACTCGTCGCGCCCCCAATGTGGGAAGTCGACTGCGGCCATGCGCCTGTGCTTCCACCACAGATTCTATGCCCGGAAATTCGCCGGCCCGCTTAAAGGTATGGTGTACTCTCTGTTGGACCGACTACTCCCGATTGGCGTCAACGCGGGCGACTTCGTCGACGGGGACAAAAAAGAAGCCCCCATCCCCGAATTGGGCGGTATTACCGCGCGGCGCTTGATGCAGACACTGGGAACCGAGTGGGGGCGTGGTTTGGACCGCGATTTCTGGGTTCGCACGATGGAAGCCGAACTCCGCCGTTTCTCCCATTCGGCGGTCGTAGTTGACGACATGCGTTTCGACAATGAGTGGGTGAGCATGAAGAATCTGGGTGCTACCTTGGTGCGCATCAGACGGCCGGGTGAATACACCACATCCCCCTCGCACATCTCCGAAGGTCGACTGGACTCCCACCCGTTCGATGTCACGATCGACAACGATGGTACCGTCGAAGACCTCTACGCACAGATCGACAAGCTGGTGAACAAATGAACCCCGGACTCCAAACCCCCCACCTCAAAGAAGCCGCCAAGGC